TATTTACTATATCCATTAATACGCTGGCCAATAAATCAGTAAACTCTTTTTCAACCTCTGTTGGATAACTAACTCCTTTAATATTATCTGGTATATGAATTATATCATACTCATAATTTAATGATCTACTATTATCTGGATTGTCCCTTCCTTCTATTTTAAACCTTCCATAACGATAAATTAAACCAGCAAATTTACCATGTAGCAACTCAATACATCTATATTCAGCATCTGGATTATTTGGATGATCTACAAATTTATAATTTTGATCTGTACTTAAATATGTTTCATCAAAATTTGGATCAATTACCATTTTTTGAATCGGTGTTGATAGACTCTCCTCCGAGAACTTCTCTTCCGTCATTTTCTATTTCACTCCCATAGGCAAATTCTTTTTGGCAAATGGCATCTAGTTGTTCTAGAATTTCTTTTGTAAAATACTTTTCCGGGTCCTTATAAATGGCCTTTGCGAACACTTTTGTTCCATCGGCCACTTCGATTCTTGTGGACACCTTCTTGAATATTCCATGTTCGACTGCAAGATCAACCAGCCCATAATATCTATTTAGACCGGTATCATAACGAAGCAGCACATCGACCATCTTATTTTCTTTGGTCAGGCGAGACTTATGATTCTTACAATGAATCACATGACCGACAACTTCGGTTCCATCCTTTTCCTTCTTGCGCGAGAGGTAAACAATATAATCAGCCGCATACTTCAGGCCTGCGCCGCCGCCCATTTCCTTCTGCGGATACATTGAACCAATGACATCATATGTATGATTAGTTACGATCATAGGCACCTTTGCCCGTCCTAGTTTTAGGGTAAGGACCCGAAATGCAGCCTTGAGAATTGCCGCCCGGGTCATGTCCTTTGTCTCTTTGCCTTCGGTGCTGTCTTCCATTTCCTTTGTAGTCGAAAGCATACCAAGACTATCAAGACATATCAACAATGGGCGTCGATCCTTTTCATTGTCGTCCATATACTTATTCAAAACCAACAAAGCCTGATAACGAAACGCCTGCACCGTTGCAACCGGAACAATAATCAATCGTTCAATATCAATGCCCCGCTCCAAAAGCATTTTTTTTGTAATGGCAGATTCACTCTCAAAGAAAATAACTCCGCCAGTAGGGTTGTCCTTCAAGAATTGGCTAACCATACCCAATGCAAAATAAGTCTTTCCCGTAGAAGATTCCCCAGCAAGCGCAGTAATCTTATTACCAGGAAGCCCCTTGTAAATAGAACCAGACAAGAGAGCATTCAAAATATACGAACCCGTATCAATATATCTATCCACATCAGCATAGGTATCCACGAACTCATTTTTCTTTGAGAGTTCAAAGGCCAATGACCGAATATCGTTTCCCATCTTAATATACCTCCTTCACCTTATCACAAATTCCCAATTTCAATGCTTCCTTTGCCGTCAACCATCGGTCTTCTGGAGGAAGCAAATATTCCCGAATTCTCTTGACTGACAATCCTGTACATTTTTTATAATGCTCAATCATCATTTTTGTCGTAATATCATATCCCTTTGTGGCGGCAAATAGTTCATGTTCTTTCCCGTATGCCCCCCAGGAAAACTGATGCGAAAGAATTGATGTGTTTGGAGTAATGATTCGCCTTCCTTTTTCTCCAGACATGAAAATCAAAAGCCCTGCACTTGATATTTCACCAATACCAACTGTATTAATAGGAGTGGGAGATCCCTTCATGGTATCTATTAGTGCAAAGGCATCAGTAAGTGAACCACCGGGCGAATTAATAATCAATGTCATTTCTGCCCAAGGATCTTCTGCAAAATCGTTTTTCAATATCCATTCGATCACTGGTTTGCAAGTATCAGAATCAATACCGGCCATTAGAAGATACATTCCAGATTCTTCTAATGTTGTTTTTTCTATTGCTGTTATGTCTACCATAATTTATAACACCTCACCTTATCTTAATTAAAAAAGCTCTCCAACGTAAATACCTTTTCGGTGTTCCAACCAATCTTTTCTAGAATAATACTCAACGGATCTATAAACGATTTCTGAAATTGCTTATCATGATCGATAAACTCGTTCAACCCAAACTCTTCAGGCAATGACTCACTAATAGAAATCACAGCCTCATGGGCAACGTTTGGTTCTTTCAGATAGGCAAATTTAATCTTATCCCCATTACGAATTAAAGAATGCCTCTTGCTAATTTTATGATCCTTAACCAACTTATTATATAGTAATGCGCCCTTGACATGAACAGGCGTTCCTTTTATATACAAGTTTTTTGTTCCCTTATATTTCTCCATACCATTCACGCCCCGAGGAAATGATACTTCTTCCATGGGAAGGGAAACAAACTCTTTCCTAAACTCTTCGATGAATTGGATAATATCATTCTCGGTTCCGTTCATCATTATCTTCATGGCTTCTTTAATCTTATCTCGGCACACACCAGGAGTGCTAGACTTGACTGCTTCTATTCCCATCATCTTAATCTTTGGTTCTGTATATCTTACGCCTTCGCTATCATGAACGTTTAGAATATACCTTTTCTTGGCAGTCCACAATCCTTTGTCTGCAATCACTTCCCTCTTCATGAACATTTTCTGGTCATATACGTTTAAATAATCTGCCAACTCTTGATAACACTTGTCGATAAACGGCTCTATCTTTTCGTAACTTACTTTGTCAAGAAAATTAACTACCTTTTCTTTTGAAACATCTTCTGGAAAAACTGAATCAACGAGTCTTTCCAATGTAACATAAACACTATCAGTATCGCTCGCCACGACATAATCTTCGCCCTCCGTTTTTAGGAGTTTGTTTAAATATTCATTTAGCTTAGTTTCAATCCAACGAATCGACAACTGCCCTGCCATTGTAATGGCCTCAGCCTGGCGAGTATCATAGAATCGAAAATATTGATTCCCGAGCGCACCATAGGCTGCATTCAATTGAACCTTGCGAGCCAACTGAACATTACTATATCGTGCAATGTCATTGGTATACTTTTTATAAAAATGTTGCTTACCTTCTGCAACTGTATTGAGTTTACTGACACCTTCTAACTTTTTCTGCGCTTCAATCATCAAACGCTTATATTCTTTGCGTTCAGTATATAACTTCTCCATCATCTCCGGAAGAAACCCCTGCCTGTCCGTTCGGAAGAATTGATAGTTAGGGGTAACCGTAAGATTATATTTTTTAAGTATGTCGGTATCGAAAATCTTGTTAATTATATTGTCAACCGTTGCGACAGTCTTGCCTGCACCAAGATTAAAACTATCAACCACTTCTTTCGGAGCATCCTCTCTGGGCACCAAGTTCTCGGGCGAGATAGAATACTGCATACATAGATGCGGATACAGGGAATTCAAATCAAAGGAAACAATCCACTTGTGCATTCCAAGAAGAGGATCCTTTACATATGCCCCTGCGTATTGGTCAACCTTGTTTGCATTGTCCTTAGGAGGAATGACAATATTCTTTTTCCGAAGATGATTATAGATCATGGTATCCCACATACGCACCTGTGAGAACACATCATTATAATTCACCTTTGCAGAATAAGCTAATGCAAGAACCATGTCAATAAATTTCATCTTGTCATCAAGACTCTCGACAAGCTCCACGTCCTTGATATTGTAGTCGATGAATTTTTCGTAGTTCTCTTCATATAGTTTATGTAATGAACCAAATTCACTATACGAAACTTTTCGCTCGCCCAATTCTACATGGGCGATATGGTCGAGCCTATAACTCTCTTGCTGTGTATATGTAAACTTCTTATACATCTCAAGATAGTCAAGAATACAAGTACCAATAAGATTAATAGCCTGCTGCTCGCGCCCGTGCATGATTGCCTTGCGCGCAGAAAACCGTCCCCAAGGGCTTAGTTTACTGGCATACTTTTTATTGAATACCCGAGTGATTCGATTGATTAGATATGGAATATCAAAGAACTGGACATTCCATCCTGTAATAATATCAGGATCAAGTTTCTGCCAAAGCGAAACAAACGATTCAATCAACATCCTCTCATCGTCACATTTAATATACTTTACATTTGGTCGAGATACTTTATATTCTCCACAACCAAGAACCCAAAATATGTCCTTATGCTTAACTGTGATCGCAGTTATTTCTTCGCCGGCGAGTTCAGGTTCGGGAAACCCATTCCGAGAATCCACCTCAATATCAATGTTGACAATCGATATTAAATCTTTACTATATTCAATATCAGAGCCGTACCTATCACCAAGGAAACAATATTGAAAATTATAATTTCCGAACAACGCAAAACCGTCTACTCCTTCATACCTTTTAATAAACTCTCTCGTTTCTCTAATTGACCCAGGTTTAATTGGGCCTACATATTCACCACCAAGTGTAGTGAACTTACTCTCCTCATTCGTGCCCGTGAAAATTGTTGGGAAATACTCTACCTTATCTCGGTATTTCTTTCCGTCAACAATTCCACGAACATAAATGTGGTCCCCAATGCATTGTGCATTTGTATAGAAATCAGTTTTATTTGTCATCATGTACTATAGTATAGCACAGTCTTTCTAAGTAATCAACTCTTTTCGCGGAGGAGTAATAATTCCAGAACCATATACCGAATTATATTCATTCACCAACTCCTCTAACGGCGTAATTTCAAATATAACGTGCTGCGACTTAACGGTAACGTCATCTTCATCTGCATGAGGAATCAAGCTGGCAATACTCAGCGTAGGCTTTTCTGGATTGTCTTTTGTTGGCATCCATCTTAACACAACGGGATCCTTAATTAGATATGTGTCTCCAGTCACCTCCACTTCTCCAAGAACCTCTTCACCTGAAATCAACCTCAAAATCTTAATAGCCATAATTATTCATTTCTCCTATTCTATTATTGATGGCAATGCCAACCTAGTTTTTGGTCCAACAATTCCGTCTGGAGTTAACCCAACCTCCAGCTGAAAAAATATTACTACCTGGGCCGTAGACTGCCCAAATATTCCATCCACGTTAATGTGCGTATTATACTTGTCCAGAAAAATATTCAACTGTTTCTGGAGTGTAATAACTTCTATGCCTGTATCGAACAAGTCTAAAAGAGGCATCTTATTATTAATTTTAAGATAGCCACTATCACTCAGATTTAAAACTTCTTTGTAATCAAAAACAGGGCAAGGCTTTTCTGAGACTTCGCAATGCCCATGAAAAGAAATCTTTCCTGAATAGGCATTGTTTATCTGCTTGCAAAACCCTTGCAATGCATCGAACTGATTATATGTAAAATCTGTCTTGAGTAACCCATGAAGACATATGGCTATAGTTCCGGTATTATGTCCAGCCTGTGCTGCTGGTTTGTTTTCAAGACTTCTTCCAATTTGAATCTCGCCATTAAAAGGAAGAAAGTAATGATAACCAATATCGGACCATCCTCGCTGAAGATGCCAAGCCTTGATTACATCAACGCTTCCATGGTCTGGTCTTGAAGAGGCAGAACAATGAAGGAATACTCGGTCAATTTGTCTTTTAGGTTTTATAAATTCTATCATAATATATACACTACTATTATGTATGCGAAAAGGAAGGCGGCAAACCTTCCTTTTCGCTATACACTATTCATTTAGTTGTACGGGAGTTCCAACCTCAGGGCCATTGATTGTAATTTTCTTTGGCTTCTTTTCCTCAGGGATCTCATTTACCAAATTAATAATAAGAAGCCCATTTACAAAAGAGGCTTCTGTTACCTTGATGGTCGGGCTGAGTGTCCATGAACGCTTGAAATTGCGGGCCGCAATTCCTTGATGAACATACTCAGCAGAATCGGCACTATGATCCTTGGCAGATTCGACAGTAAGGGTGTCTTCCTTTACAGTCACATCAATTTCTTCTGATGCAAATCCGGCCAAGGCAATCTCAATAGCAAAGCTATCCGAATCATCATTCCTTACAATATTGTACGGAGGATATGAAGTTGCCTGGGCTGAACCTACTCCAGACGAAACAAGTCGGTCAAAGAGTTGGTCGAATCCCAGAAGGAAAGGATCGTTCCTCAGTTGAGTAACAATCGTGGGGAGGTGTTCCGAGGTAAATCTTGTGGTAGTAACCATATTATTTTCTCCTTATAGAAAGCAAGATTCAGTATTGAGCAAACCCGAACATCGGCATTCGCTCTTTATTGTTATTTAGTACCGGTGGAGCCAAAACCTCCAGATCGCGAGGTTTTTCTTTCGGGCCTTTCGTCAGTTTGAAAGATTTTATGCACAAGCGACCTAACCATCTCGGCTTGTGCTATCCTTTCTCCGTG